GCCGATTTCCACGGTTGTCGGGTCAACTGCCGAAAACGTCTGCCCGTCGATGTCGGCGTCGCCGGACATTCCAGCCGGAATCGACAGGTTGAACGGCGACAGCGCAGCGCGGATCGGATCCGGCGTCACCCCATCCATCACGTCAAGGAAAACCACAACAAAGGCATAAACAACGGATTGAGAAAGCTGTGCGTCGGTCGGCGCGGCCATCAGAAGGCTTCCTCAGCTTCAAGCCGGAACGAATACACCTGCCCTGGTGCAACGTCCCATTGGTCGGGATTATTTGCGCGCATCAGGCCCCATGGTGTCCGCGTTTCAACAACAGCGTCAAGCAGTACATTCTCGCGCAGCGGCGTGCCAAGATATGCCGTTGCGACACCGGATGCGTTTGCCGTCAACGGTGCCGTCAGCACAATAAGCTGCTCGTCGCCGCTTGCCAGTGTGACGGTGATCATCCTGCCCGCCGGCAGCAATGTCAGCGATACCGGCAGATTTTTGAGAATGAGCGACGTGTTGCCAGCCGCTGTTGCCGCACTGGCCTGTACTGTAAGCGAAAACGAGTGCTGCTCCTGTTCGACAGCTGGCAAACGAAACGTGTTGATGCGACCCGACAACGCGGCAGCAAACGCACGCCATGCGGCGGCGTCGCCAGAGCGCAGCGGCACGACTTGCCCGGCCGCCAACCAGCGTTCAGCAGGACCAATTTTGACAATCCGCGTCCGGCCGCCGACACCGCGCTGTACCTGTTCAACCGCCGGCTTACTCCATGTGATATTTATCAGGCTGATGCCGGTCGGCATTGCGACGATTGCCATGTCAGCGCCCCTGTCCTATTGCGGCCGGCAGACGCCGGCGCTGAACGTTTCTCACAACACCCTGGGCGGCCTGCGCGCTGCTCTGCTGAACCGTGGTGATGAACAGCGGCGACGGCTCGACATTGACATTGACCTCGACCTGGCCACCGGACAGCGCCGCCCGCGTGCCGGCCGCGTCTATAATCCGGCCGCTACTGTTCGGGATAAACAACTCGCGGCCACGTTCGCCAACAACGTATGACCTGCCGCGCGCAACCGGCCCGCCAGTTTCACGAAAACCGCCGAACGCCGACAGCGCCGCGCTGAATAAATTGCCAAAAAGATTGGCGCTGCCAGAGCCGCCGCCTGAGCCACCAATGCTTTTCAGCAAAGGCAGCAGCACCTGCGTTTGAATGACTGCTTCCAGCACAGCCGCCGCCATGCGTTTGAAGGCGCTTTCGAGAACGTTCCCGACGTTTCCACCATAGACAATAATGTCTGCCAGTGAACGGGAAATGTCAGACGAAAAAGACAGCGCCACGTCGTCAATCCGCGCCAGCAGCTCGTCGCTGAAAATATTCTTGACCGATACGGCCGCGACTTTTGACAGGTCGCCGACCTTGATCAGCTCAAGATTGACTTGTTCCAGATCGGCAAGCGCGCCGGGGTCAACCAGCGTAATCGTGTCAATCTGCGCTGGCTCCGCGCCAAGTCGCTGGTCGGCCGGTGTCAGGATCGCCGGCGTCGCGCGGCCGGCAGACGCCGCGCTGCGGACACTTCCCGACCGGCCACCCCCGCCGCCGCTGGCGGTTCTCGGCGTACCTGGTGCCGACGTGCTGGCAGCGGGCAGTAGCCCGAACGCGCGCAGCGGTCCTTCCAGCGAAGCAATTTTTTTCTTGAGATTGGCAACCGCCTGATCCGACGCCTTGATGACACCGGATTCGACGTTTTCAAGAGCCTGCCGGGCAAGCCTGTATTTCTTGCCAAGATCATCAAGCCTCTTCAGCTGCGCATCGGTTCTCGCGCGCAGGGCATCGTCGCCGTCCGAATTCAGCACCGCGAAAATGCCACGTTCCTTGGCAATCAGCTTAAAGCCGTCAATCTGCTGGCGGATTTGTCCAAAGGTTTTTATGATTGAGCCGGCAAAAATAACGGCGCGTTGCTGCACCTGAGTAACGAAACGATCCCACGTCTCGTTGGCTTCCGCCAATTTCTCGATGTACTCGTCATCGATGACCGCGCCGGTAGCGCGGAACTGCTGTTCAAGCTGTTTGAGAGCCACGCCGCCATCGCGAATGACCGCCGCGAACTGCGTGCCAAGCCTGGAGCCAACCAGATCGGCGGCCAGCGCTGCCTTTTGCGCCGGGTCGGGAATTCGACCCATGGCCTTGGCAATCGCATCAAGCAGCTGATCGGTCGTCTGTATCTTTCCGGACAGTACATCTGCACTGACACCGAGTCGATCAAGCGCCTTCGTGGCGGAATTGCTCGCGCCCGACGCCACATCACCCTGCACCTCAATCAGTTTGGAGAGGATTTTTTGGAACGACTCCGCGCCGACTTCCAAAGACCGGAACGCCTCTTTCAACGTTTGAAAGCGCTCAACGTTGATATTGACGTTATTTGCCACGGTCGCCAGATCGTCAGCAAAATTCAGGATCGAGCGGGCGCCGTTTTCGATAAACCCGACGCCAAAACCTACGGCAAGACCAGCCAGGCTGGCTTTGACAAAACCGGCCGCCTTGCCAAGCGCACCAAATGAATTGTTGACCCGGTCCAGCCGGCTGTTTGTATTTCGCTCAAACTGACTTATGCCATCGTTGGCCTTGCGTAGCTCGGCCCGCAGCAGCTCGCTGCTGGCGTCAATCTGAATGATTAGATCTTCAAGCGTATTCATTTTCGGACCGGCACTTCATTCAATTCCCTCAGCGCCTCAAGCGCTCCGTGAAAGTCGTGCGGCGTTGACGCCCAGAATATATCTGGCGGCCAGAACAGAGCGGCGGCGGCGAGTCCCGCAAAGCGACGGAACGGGTAGGCTGTCAGCTCCCCTGCCCCGTCGCGTCGGCGTTTCCCTCGTCGACTGCTCCGCCGGTCAGCGCTGCTGCCAGAAATTCGCCGACCGGCAGCATCACTGCTTCCGTCGCCAAGCCCTCGGCGAGAATCATCCGGTTCACTTGTTGCCGGTCATAGGCTGCCACGAGCGGGTTGTTGACGTGCCGGCCATGCGCTTTAATGCCCTCGCAGACGACCAGCGCAATGTCACTGGCCGAAATGTTGGTGCCCTTGCGCGCGAGATTGATAATCGAACCGGATTCGCTGTCGATCCGCTCAATTGCCTCGAAGGATGGCCGCATGACATAAGTCCGGCCGGCCAGCGTGATCGCGACTTCGCCGCGCCGCTTGTTTTCGCCGCCGCTCATGCCGTCAGGCTGTCCGTGACAGGAGCTTCGACGTTCGTGAGGTCAAAGCTATAGTCAACCGCACCCTCATAGGGCATGTCAGCGGTAAACGTTCCTGAAATGGACATTTTACCCTTGTATTTCACAGTAGAACCTTTGCGCACCTCAATATTCATTTCCGGCGTGCCCGACTTTGAATAATTGTACAAATCCTCAAATGCCGTGTCCGGCACGTTCAGCCTGCCTGTCACTGTCATGGTTATGTTCTGCAGCCCGGATTTCGCCGAACCATAAATACCGTTGTCTTTCGACGATGTCTCAATTGCCTTAAAGGCGCGCTGCCAGCTCAACGAGCCCTGGCCGCCTAGAGATGTAAAAACCTCCGTCGCCGCACCGTCACCAATGTAAATTTTATAATTCTTGCCAAGCTCAACAGGCATTTTCACCTCCTAATTTGTTATGAACAAACTGTAGTCCGCCACCCCGTGCACCGTCAAAAAATCAGCGTCCCGAAACACATACTGATTTTCCAATGTCCACGCCCCAGCACCCGCAATTGTCGCGTCGACAGCATGCAGGATTCCGTAAATTTCAGCAAGAATGGCCTTAGCCTGGTTTTGCCCGGCATCCCGCGACCAGACATCGATCGATACCCTGTAGATGCCGCACTTCACCACCTTCGTGTCGTCGGGCACCATCCGTGAATCATTGATAACGACGTAAGGAAACGTTCCGTCGGGGCGCGGGCCGTCAAACACCGGTGCGGAAATGTTGCCATCCAGTGCAGCGTACAGCGCCTTGTGAACCGCAACAGAATGATCGGTCGCCATCAGTTTCCCTTGACAGTGCGCTGCAAGGCGCGGATGACTGCGGATTTCGCGGCGGCGCGCACGCGTGGCAGGTGTATTTCCGCTGCCTTGCGAATGAACGGCCGTGCAGGCCGTGGCGGCACATTCATATAATATACTGAACGGTACTGATCGCCGGAAAGATCAGTCTTACCGGCAACGGCACGACGTGCCACGGCGACACTGCCGAGAGTGCCGAACTCGATAAATTTCGCATACCATGCGCTGCGCCTGGCGCTTTTGGTAATAATGCCGACCTTGACCTGCAGGCCGCGCGTATCGAGCTTCAAGGTGATGGCT